AGCCAACCTTAAATCAATTGCTAAATTAAACATTGTGGTTATCGACGAATGTGAAGAGGTTGTAGATGAAGCTACATTTGATAAGATAGATTTATCAGCCAGAAGAAATGATAAAGACAATAAGGTCATATTGATATTTAATCCAACCACAAAGGTTCATTGGTTATATAAAAGATTTTTTGAAGATGCTGGTATACAACCAGGAACTTGTCAATCTATTGATGACACAAACTATATTCACTCAACATATTTAGATAATAAACAATATCTATCAGAGTCAGTTATTAAACAAATAGAGAAGATTAGAGACACTAACCCAGAGAAGTTTGAACATATTATTATGGGTGCCTTTTTAGATGTAGCAGAGGGTGTTATATTCAAGAATTGGGAAATAGGTGAATTCAATGATGAATTAGAATATGGATTTGGACAAGACTTTGGTTTTGACCCTGACCCAGATACTTTGATTAAGGTAGCCATCGACAAGAAGAATAAAGTAATCTATTTAGATGAATGTATATATGATAATAAACTCACCACAAATGAATTAATAACAAGAGTTAAACATCACGTAGGAAAGTCAGAGATAGTGGCTGATAACTCATCTAATCGTCTAATAGAAGAATTGAAACGTTCAGGTCTAAATATACGACCTTGTGTTAAGGGTGCTGGTTCAGTTGAAGAAGGAATTAAATTGATGAGTGACTATAGAATGATTGTTAGTCCAACCTCGATAAACATTATAAAGGAGTTAAACAATTATATTTGGAGTGATAAGAAGGCAGGTCAACCAAAAGATATGTATAATCACTCGATAGATGCTATAAGATATTATGTATCACATAGATTGAAGATGCCATTAGGTGGTGGTAAAATCTACAAATTTGATATATAAGGTATCATTAGGTCTAATATGTGTATTCTCTATAGTGACCTGTTTAATTTAATATATAAGAAAAAGAATATCTAAAAGATATAATATAAAAAAAGAATTAACATAATGGCAATAACATTATTATCACACTTAGAATCAGTTGTACCTGCATATAATCCAGTTGTATGGGTATTCAACTCAGATGAAAGTTCAATACTAGGTTTTAGATACCTATTTAATCTATATAAATATTTAGGACCTACTGGTTCAACAACAGAACTAATCGGAACTTTTAGAGTTGCACCTGACCTTAATGGTTATGGTCAATTTGATATATCAAAATTATTACAATCAAATATAGATTCAGTATGTGTAAATACAAATAATACTGATTCACTAATACCAACACCATTAGATTATTTATCAATGTGTAGATATGATATAGAATGTATTGAAGAGTTCCCATTCTATGAATCATTTCCTGATTATGAATTTGGTGGTTACTGGGTTTCATTTCCTATAACATCATCAGCATATAATGTTGGTGATTTAGTTTATATTCAATTAGATGATATATCAATTACAGATTCAAGAGCACAATTAAATGGTTACCACACAGTAGTTACGGTTACAGGAACTGATATTGAAATAGATGTATTATTCTCATCAATTGGTTCTGGTCCAACAACACCTGGTAAAATATATTATGCTGATAGAAGAAAAGTAACAGGTGATGAATTATTAGAAGAAGATTATCAAGCTTATAATGCGGCTATACCATTTACAAAATGGCCAAATTGGACATCTTATGATATATTACCAACAATAGATGAAGAACAAAGTGGTAACATTTTAACAAATGCTCCAAACTTCCCTTATGGAAATCCATTTAGTGTAAACAATGAAAATAGTAAAGAGAATAAATTTATCATAACACCAACACAAGAATTATATTGGAACTTTTGGGATGATACAACTGGTTATATAGACACGGTTATTGCTATAGCAAATACAGGTGAAAGATATAAAATTAATTGTACTATGAGTCCAGAAAGATATATGAAACAATTAAGAGTTGACCCAGGAGCAAGTTGGGTTCCAATTAGTGCTACGGTATCTGGTGGATTTGGTAACAATACTTTTTTATATCACTATGAAGAAGATGGCTCAGTTACAGAGATAGAATACTATGATATATGGCCAACATTTCAAAATGGTTATGAACCTTGTGATATCATCAATGTTGAATTAACCGTACAAACATTAAGTGGTTTTTATGTTGAAAATTGTATAGCATATTGTACAGGTCAAGTAGGTGGTAGAAGAAAATATAACTTTACATTTTTAGGAGTTGTTTATCAAATATGGTATAATATAAATTGGAGGATAACTAATCCATCTAACAGTATAGTAAGTACAATGCCTGGTTCCGCTGTTTGTCCAACAGAGACAGCATTTTCATTCTGGTCACCTTGGGCTGGTGCTCTTTTACCATTAGGTGTACTTTCAATATCAATTAATACAACTGCAATTGGTGATGATGCTTTTCCTACATTGAGACCACATAGAATTTACTTAGATTGGAATTGTAAAATAAATAAAGCACAATTATTATTTTTAGATAGACAAGGTTCATATTCATCATTTAATATGCCATTAAGAATAGTTGAGAGTGGTAATAATCAAAAATTAACTTATAGAAATACTATTGGTGATTATAATAGTGACTTAGGTGACTGGACATATCAAACAAATGAAAGTGAGATTACAACATATTCATCAATTGTTGAGAAGACATATACATTATCTACTGATTGGATTAACCAAGGAATGTCTGATTATTTTGAGGAGTTAATAACATCACCACAAGTATGGGTTAAATTTGAAGATGCATCACAAGGAAGTGGTTTTACACCTTGGTTGGCTTGTACGGTTGTAAATAATGAATTTATAAACCCAAAGAAAAAGAATAAGAAACTAATAAATAGACAAGTAACAATTAAATTAAACTCAAATAATATAATCAATATATAATGAATATAACAAAGATACAATTAACTGGTTCTAATGTTGGATACTTAGACCTATATGATAATTTAGATTTTCCATTAACATTTAGTCTTGCTGAAATTAGAGATATATCAAAAAGAAATGGTGTATTCTCAAAGACGGTTACACTACCTGGAACTGGAAATAATAATCAATTATTAAACTATTACTTTGACGTAAATATATTAGATGGTACTTTTAATGTTAAAAAGATACAAACCTGTCAAGTTATACAAGATGGTATTGTTATATTAGATAATGCTTATTTACAATTAACGGCTGTTAGAAAAAGACAAAATATAGTTAACAATGAAGATATAATAGAATATGATGTTTTCATTAAAGACACATCTGCTAATTTCTTTACACAACTTGGTTCAAAAGAACTAACAGACTTATCGTCATCACAATTTAGTCAATATGAATATGAGTTTAGTGCTCAAGGTATAGTTGATACATTTAGTAATGATTACACTAATGGTTGTAAATATTATCTACCTTATACACCAGTAACTTCATATTGGATGCAAGATTTAGCACCAGCAATTTATGTTAGAACATTATGGGATAAGATACACGAATCAAATGGATTCTCATATGACTTTCCAGAAATTGATGATACTTTTATACAATTTAATAATCTACTAATTACAGATAATAAAAATAAAAGTGAAGTTGTATCTGAGATAAATAAACTATCAGAGGTCATAACATCAATGAATGCTGGTGGTAGTTCATCAATAAGTGTTTTATATGTTTTAGATGGTAAGGATACTTTCTTAAATAATGATAGTTATGAAATGTCTTTATATCTAAGTAATCAAATTAAAGATACATATAATGTTATAGAAACATATTTAGCAACAGACCCATTGATTCCATACCCAGGTGCATTATCAGACCCTGATATAACAACTATACCATCAACACAAGAAGGTATAACGGTATGGACTAATCCATATGATATTGTAGCTTCAACAATAAATATATCATTAGTATCTAATATAAAATTAACTATATTAAATGATAACTTAGGTAATGTTTATGCTGTAACATCTAATAGTAATAATCCTAGAATAAATATAAATTTTGTCTTAACTAATCAAACAACTGGTTCTAAATTTAGACAGACTGTTAAAAGTATATTAATAAGTGATTTACCAATACTAACTTCAGGTGATGAGTTAACTATATTTTCAGGTAACACAACTTGTTACTATGAGTTACCATATACACAGATGAATGATGAGTTTACATTTTCAATAGAATTAGATTATGATATACCACCAACAAATATAGCAGTAGCATCAAAATTAGAGTTTAGAAGTTCACCAAGTCCAAGTTTAGGTACATTAAAAGAAGTTCAATTTAAGACACGTGTTAATAATTCAACTTTAAATATTGCTGTAAATGGTCTAATGAAAGGTATGACTATTAATCCTTATTCATATATACCTAAAAAGATTAAACAATCTGATTTTGTTAAGTCAATTGCTAATATGTTTAATTTATATTGTGTTGTTGATAGAAATAATAGTAATAATTTAATATGGGTTAGAAGAGATACTTTTTATGATACAGGTAAAATAGTTGACTGGACTAATAAAATATCAAAGAATGAAGAACAGGAAATAACATTTCTATCAGAATTAACAGATAAAACTATAACACTTACTTATAAGGCAGATAAAGATTCAGCAAATGAATCATATACTAATGCTACAAAGGAAATATACGGACAACAAAAGGTAATATTTGGTAGTGAGTGGGTTAAAAGTGATAAAACATTAGAAGTTATATTCTCACCAACACCAGTTCAAAATAGTGGTTGGGGTGGAATAAATCCTATATTAGACCCAGTAAGTGGTGATAACAATATAAGAATACTATTGAATACAGAAACTATTGGTTATAATAATCAATATGCTGGATTCTTACCATATAGAATAAATGAAACAACATTTGATTCATTAAAAGTTTTCGACTACCCATTTTTCTCACATACGAACTCACCTTGGGGTGGTAACTATGATATAAACTTTGGGGTTTGTGATTATTACTTTTTCTATGGCTTCGAGTCAACAAGTAATAATTTATATAATCTAAATTGGAGAAGAACTATGGCTCAAATAGATAACTCAAGAATGATGACAGCTATGTTTAATCTAACACCATATGATATATCTAATATGGATTTAAATGATAAGATTAAAGTTGGAAATGCCTATTGGAATATAAATAGAATTGTAGATTATAATTGTAATTCAAGAGGTTTAACAAAGGTAGAACTTATAAGTATAGATGTCGACTTAGACCTAAACACAACAATTAGAAATTATAAAGTAAATAAAAAAGTTGATGAAACTGCTAAGAAGGCTTTAATTAATGTTGAAAATATTAAAAAGAATTTACTTAGGTCATCAATAAATACAGCTGACTTTGTGATGACTACTGATACTAAAAATACATTTGACTCTCAATACTCAGGTATAGCAGTAGCAACTGAACAATTCATCACAGACCCAGGTGTTACGGTTGGAACTACAACGGTTACACCAGTTGATGGTTTGGTGACACCAGGTTATTTAATTAATGATGGTGGTTTAGATGCAGTATAAAAAATAATATATAATGAATGGCAACACCAACAATACAACAAGGAAGATTAATTACAAAAAGAAGTGCTATACCTGGAACAGTACCAACAGTACCAGCAGTAGACGATATAGAGACGTTTATATCAACTGATATATTCAAAGGTGAACTATTCTATAATATACCTGATAACATTCTTTACACAAGAGATAATACAGGTATAGTTATAATTGCATCTGGTGGAGCTCCAATAACATATGTTTACTATACAGAGAATACAACACCAGGTTCTGAAGAAGCTAAAATAGAAGTTATTGATGGTTCAGATAGTAGTTATGTTCTAACACAACCAACACAAATAGAGATAAATTCTACTGATGGTACAAATGATTCATCTATTATAGTCACACCTACTTCTATTGATACATTATCTACTGATGGGACTACTAACGTCTCTAATGTTGTATCTACTACAAGTGCTCAAATTTCAGGAAGTGATGCTACAAAAATTAACAATATAACTGTAAATTCTCCATTAGCATTACCTGGAGTTGCATTTAGCTCATTTGATTTAATAACAAGTAATGTTAGTGCGGTAGAATTAGATAGTAATAACATTAGTATTGTATCAAACGATGCTGCTTCTGTAATAAGTGATAGGATTTCAGTAGACCCACAGGTTTTAGGAAATGGAACTGGTATTAAATCAGAAAATTCGACTACTGGTGAATACTCACAAACTATTCATACACCTACTTCTATTGATATATTAAGTAGTGATGGTACAGATACAACAATTGTTACTGTTGAGCCAAATCGTATTAGAAATAGTATTAACCTTGGTGACCCTTCAAATTATGAAAAAGAGGTTAATATTACTACTGGTGTTGTATCTGAACAGATGATTACTTCTGGAGTTGGAGCATATACAAATAATGTACAGGCTTCTCAATATTATTTTCAATTAAATGATGGAGCAGGTGTAATAAAAAGAATTGATTTAGATAATCTTTCTAACTATATTAAAATATCTTCTTTTGATGGTATAATTTTCTCAGAAATAACAGAATCACCAGGAAATATAAAAATTAGGTCTGATGATGGTACAGGTTTATTTTCATTTATAGATGAAACTGCTATAAATTTACATCTTCAAGTAGATAGTATTACAGATAGTTCTAATATAGATATTACAGATACACAAATTCAATTAAATTCTTTATCTACATCTATATCAGGAGCTATAACTCTAAATACAACAACAGGAATTGGAGCATACGCATCTGATGCGGCTGCTGGTACAGCTGGTTTAGTTGCAGGTGATGTATATCAAACAGATGGAACAGGTTCAGGTATATTCGCAACTCCAGGAATATTAATGGTTAAACAATAAAAAATAAACAACAATAAAATATAATATAAGATATGGAAAACTACACACCCCTATTACAAAGATTATTAGAAGCTCTTGATAAACCACTTGATAATAATTCATATATGTGGTCATTAATAACACCTGTAACTGAAGACTTTACAGGAACTGTTTTACAATGGATAATTGATACAAATGAAATTGAAGTTATTAATAATAATTTAATACAATCCATTGCAATAGCTAACGGAGTTACTGAAACAGTAAATGGTTCTTGGTTACAAGCATTAGTAGAACTATATGAAACAGAAGAAGAAGGAGGAGGAGAAGATTATGGATAGAAAATTAGCATTATCAGTAATAGATAAATTTCTATTTAAGATAGAATATGGTAACACAAGAACTGGTAATAATCCAGAAGGACTAAGGTCATCTAATGTTTGGAAATATAAATATGATGATAAGAAGTTAGAATTAGTTGTTAAGTTTCAAGATGGTGAGACTTATACTTATTTTAACGTTTCATCACAACTATATGAACTTTTTACAAAAGGTTATGGTGTTTGTATAACAGAAGGTTCAAATGAATATGGTGATTGGTTTATTGGTAAGAGTCCATCTATGGGAGCATCAGTTCACCAATTATTAAGTGGTCTTGGTTACAGTAGAAGTGGACAAGTATAAAATAAGAAAACAATATGGCAATAGAATTAAATATAGATGGTAAGTCAATCGTAGAACTTAGAAACCAATTAAAAGGTCTTAGAAACGACTTAGCAGCAGCTACTGACCCAGAACAAGTGCAAGAATTAGCAGCCGCAGCTGGTCAAGTAAAAGACAAGATGAAAGATATAAATGAACAAGTTCAGATATTCTCATCTGGTTCTAAATTTGAACAGGCTGGAATTGCATTAGGTCAAGTAAAAGATAATCTGATGAATCTTGACTTTGAAGGTGCTGCTGAAAAGGCTCGTTCATTGACTACAATTGTTAGGAGTATATCATTTGCTGAAGCTACAAAAGGACTTAAAGATTTAGGTACTACATTTATGAGTTTAGGTAAAGCATTAATCACAAATCCTTTATTTTTAATACCAGCTGCTATTATTGCTATATTAGGAGCTATGGGTTTATTAGGTCCAATTATAGATGGTTTAAAAGCAGCATTTTCAGCACTTGGTAATGTAATGAGTGACTTTTTAGATTACTTAGGAATAACTAATACAGAGGCTGATAAATTAGCAAATACACAAAAGAAATTAACAGAAGAATCTAATAAACAAAAAGAAGCAATTGCTGAAGAAGGTAAGGCTTATATTAGTTTATTAGGACAATTATCTGCAACAAATAGAGGTAGTGAAGAAAGAAAAACATTAATAAAAGATATAAATACTCAATATGGTACAACATTAAGTAATATGAGTAGTGAGGCTGAATTTCAAAAGCAAGTAAATGCTGAAATGGATAACTATATTAAATATCTAATTGCTAAATATACATTACAGGCTAACGAAGATAAAATTAAGAAGAATATTGAAACTCAAATGAAGATTCAAGAAGAATATAATAAATCTAAATCTGAGGAAAAAAGAATACTTGATGAAATTAATAGTGCTCAAGAAAGAATAAGAGATGCTGGTTTTGACCAAACTGGTAGAGAAAATGCTAAGTTAGCACAACAAGATGTTAATAGATTAACATATGAATTTGAAAAACAAAAAGAACAAACTGCATTAGTAAATCAAAATTTATCTAATGCAAGACAAAGATTCAAGTCTTACGCAAATTCTGCACAAGAATTATCTAATACTATTACTGAATTAACAAATAGTGGTGTTAAATATAGTGGTGCTCAAAAAGCAGTTGTAACTACTACAAAAGAAGCAGAGGATGAATTTGGTAAATTTCACGCAAAATTACTTGAAGTTAAAGATATATTTAAAACACCAGAAGAAGAATCAAATCCTTTATTAGATGGAATGAAATTAATGTATAGTGAAATGTTTAGATTAGCTGAAAAAGATAAACAAGCAAGATTAAAATTAAATGCTGATACTTTACAAGGTCAATTAGATATTTTAGAAGAACAAAAACAAAAAGAATTAGAGAATAAAGATTTAACAGAACTTGAGAAATTAGAGATAGAAAAAAGATATTATAAACAATCAGAAGACTTAAAAACTCAAGATGCTGAAAAACAAAAAACTTTAGAAAGAAACTTAGTTGATGCTAAATTGCAGATTGCTACTGATGGTTTTAACTTAGTATCTAACTTAACAGAACTATTTAATAATGGTAGTGAAGAGTCTGCTAAAAAAGCCTTTAATGTTAATAAAGCAGTTGGTATAGCACAAGCAACTATACAAACATATCAAGCAGCACAAGCAGCATATTTATCACAAATGTCTGTACCATCACCTGATGCTCCAATTAGAGCTTCGATTGCTGCTGGTGTGGCAGTTGCTGCTGGTATAGCAAATATAGCTAAGATTGCTAAAACACAATATAAAAGTTCAACACCAAGTGGTGGTTCACCATTATCTAATACAGGTAACTTATCGTCAACTCCATCTTATAATTTATTTGGAAGTAATAATAATCAAAATTCAACAAATGCATCTATGCAACAACAAGTAAATGTTAATAATCAAGTAATGGTTAAGGCATATGTTAGTGAGACTGATGTTACAAATACACAAGAAAGAGTTGCTAGATATAAAAACTCAGCCGAACTATAACAAGAAGTAAATAAATTAATATATAAACTATGA